CCTTGCGCTAAAATTTCATCAAATTTCGATGCCATACGTATTTTTCTCTTGACTTAGGGTTGACCTTGTCGTATATTTATATTGTTAACTATGAAAGGATATATATTATGATTAAATCATTTCTACCTGTCTTTCAAGGGAGAGTGGATAAACTTAAAAAGAGTCTGAAAGAAGAGTTGGCTCTCGCTAAGTCTGAACGTCGCAAGGAAGTAATCAAGTCTCAGGTCAAGGAAGCAAAGAGACTTCAGAAGGCAATCAAAGAAGCTGCCGGCGACTCAAATACTTGCCCTCACTGTGGTGGTATTCTATGAGTTGATTCCCATATCGACTTCTGTTAACACCTTAAACTCCCACCCACGATCAGCACAGTATTCTTCTGCTGCCTCCCACTTCGCTTGGTTGGTGGCATAAGTTACAACTTCGTTAATATACTTCTGTGTCTTACGTTTCTGCTTCTTTGGTGGGTTCTTCTGGTGTTCTGGTTTGACCTCAATCATAATCGTTTTGGTTGTATTATCCTTTTGTTTAACTCTAATAATAAAGTCAGGAAAATATCTTCTAACTTTACCAAACGGATCACGATAAGGAACAATAACCTCTTCACTCGCCCACCACACAATACTTTCGTTTAGATCAAAGTAATTCATACACCGTGCTTCCCACGATGAGCGATATACTATTTTTGATGGATCACCTCGATACTTTTTTGGGAACCGAGGTCTAAACTTACCTGAATATGCCATATAAATAACTAAAAGATTTCTATTCAAAGGAATATTTATATGGCTAAAAGTTACCCATTAGCATCCCTGTATAAGCAAACAGGAAGAACTAGACTCTCTTTTCCCAACAATATTGAAGAGACTAAACACTTTGCTACGTTCTTTCTTAGTGAAAAAGTAAAATATAATGCAAAAAGTATTGAGGAAGATAAAGCACAAGGAACAATCATTCTTCCATTACCTGGTGCTTTGAATACAGGTTATAAGGCTGAGTATGGAACTGAGGATCTTGGTGTTATTGGTATGGGAGCAGCTGGTGTTGCCTCTGATGCAATGTCTGGTGGATTTATTAATTCCATTACAGATAAAATTAAGAATCTAAGTGCTGACGATGTTCAAGGTGCAGCAATGAATCTAGGTCTTTCATTCTTCGCATCTGATCTAGGTAGTGCTTTAACAGGTGGTGCTGCTAAAGGTGCTATGTTTGGTGCTGGTGTTGCTCGTAACCCTCATCAAGCTGTTCTATTCAACAATGTTGGTTTCCGCTCTCATTCATTTAGCTATGATTTTGTTCCTAGGAACTTTGAAGAGCAAAACTCATTAAACGACATTATCTTTATGTTTAAGACGGCAATGTTACCTGACTATGTTAAAGGCAATCACTTCTTCAAATATCCTGCGAAATTTGATATTAAATTAACTGATGATGCAAAGTATTTGTTTGATATTCGTAACTCTGTTCTAACTTCATTTGATATTGACTACCACGGTCAGGGTGGTGACTTCTACCATGATGTTAATGGTATCAAAGCACCTGTAAGTGTTAAGATCAGCATGAACTTCTTAGAGACATCTATTACTGCAAGAGAGGATGCTGTAGAGGAAAGTGGTAGGCAGATTGGTAGTGAACAAAAACAACAAGCAGATAATGCTGGAGGTTACACCTAATGCCTCATTTGTTCAAAGAGTTTCCTAAAGTAAACTACGATATTAAAAAGAACGGTAAACTAGAAGTTGTTACCAATATCATGCTTCGTTTCAAAATCTCCGAAGCTATCAAAAGTAGAAAAGTAATTTATTATGATTATAATGTACAAGATGGTGAACGACCCGATGTGATTGCTTACAAGTACTACGGTGATGCTACACTAGACTGGGTGATCTTGATCGTTAATAACGTGATTGACCCAAACTATGATTGGCCATTAAGTAATCATGCACTAGAAAAGCACATCATAGATAAGTATGGTAGTTTAGCAACAGCGCATTCCACTGTACATGAATACAGAAAGATCTTAAACGAGCAATCAAGATTATTTGATGGCACTATTATACCTAAACGCACATTAGTTGTTGACCAAACAACCTATGCCTCATTGAGTGCTACAGTTAAAGAATCTATTTCTAAGTATACATACGAACAAGAGTTAAATGAAAGTAAACGTCAAATTAAACTTATTGATGCTGACTTCATCTCTAATATTGTAAATCAATACGAAAGCGTTTTTGATTAATGGCCACTCCAGGTAGAGCATATACACTAAACAGTATTGATGTTAGCGAAATAGTAATTTATAACTTTACTACTAAATCGTTCATGGATCTTCGAAATGTTGCTGTTGAATTTAGTGTATATGAAGACTTATTCTCAAATTTTATGAGTGCTGAAATTACTGTTCAGGATACATCTTCTTTGATTGAAACTCTTCCTATTGTTGGAGAAGAGTTTATTAAGATTACGTTTAACACACCAACATTTGATTCCAAAGTATCCAAGGTTTTTTACGTTTATAAAATCGAAGAAAAAAAGAGTATGAATGAACGAACAGATGTCTATACTATTGGTATGGTTTCTGTTGAAAGTATTATTTCTTTGAGCTCAAGTGTAAGTAAGTCATACACAGGTTATCCAATCTCATATATTGTTGAGACTGTATTTAACGAATACATTCTTAATAGTAAAAAGAAGTTTGGTCAATCAGAGGAATACTCATTTAATCTAAGTGAAAAGGGTATTTTAATCGAAGATACGTTTGATTCCCATAGTTTTGTGGGATATGGACAAACACCTTTTGAGTTCCTAAACTATCTCGCAACTGAATCAAGAACATTAAAGCACAAAGAAAGTGACTTTATCTTCTATGAGGATAAGGATTCATTTAATTTCAGAACTATTAGTAATCTAATGGAGCAGGATCCTGTTGAGAGTTTTTACCTTGCTGATCCAGCTAGAGAAGACAGAGAAACGGAAGTTAAGCAATATCAAATCATTCAGAATCTCGAATGGGTCGATCAGTTTGATGTAATTGAAAGACATGCAAGTGGTATGTACGACAATACAGTTGCTGTTATTGATCCTATTTTGAAGAGATATCAAGAAAGCTATTTCAATTATACAGATGGTTTCAAAGAGCTGAAGCATCTAGGGAAAGCGCCGGTATCTACTAATTATAGTCACTTCAGTAAACTGAAGACAGGTGACACACATACACGGTTCCTTGTTGGTAATATTTCTAGTGATGATTACAGTCAGACATCTTATCTAAAAAATAGAACAGAAAACGATCCTTTTATTCAGTATCCTTTTATTAAACATAAAGTATTGAATCATCGAGTATCTAAAATATCACAATTAATCAATAGTATTCGTTGTAACATTTCTGTACCTGGTAATACTGATGTAAAGGTTGGTGATGTAATTAATGTCTTTATTCCAGAGAACAGAGCATCAGAAGAAAGTAAAGCCAAGTATAATTACTTTATTGGTGATGTAGAACCAAAGTTTTTAGTTACTGCAGTAACCCATAGATATAGCTATAACGAAGATCAATACTTTACAATTATGGAAGTTGTTAAAGATAGCTATGCTAAACCGATTAAGGATAACTCGCAATGATAGAAAAAGATGATTTAGGTAGCGAGTTTGTTTGGTTCTTTGGTGTTATCGAAGACAGAGATGATCCATTAAGAATGGGTCGTTATCGTGTTCGTTGTTTTAATTGGCATACACCCGATAAGTCTGCTGTTCCTACTAATACACTTCCATGGGCACAATGTTTACAACCTGTCACATCGGCAGCAATCAGTGGCGTTGGTACTTCTCCTACTGGTCTTGTTGAAGGGTCTTGGGTATTTGGATTCTTCTTGGATGGCAAGAGAGCACAGAAACCTATGATCATGGGATCGATGGCTGGCATTCCTACAGAATTTGCAAACGCTAACTTTGGATTCAATGATCCCAATGGTACATTCCCCACACTGATTAATGAGCCTGATGTTGATCGTCTAGCTCGTAATGATGGTGAATTTACAGCACCTCTGCTCGCTACGAAAGAGAGTGCAAGAACACAATCTGTTCCAACTGCTACTAGTGGTACATGGAATGAACCAGCAAGTACATATAATGCTCGTTATGCAAACAACCATGTGACTAAGACAGAGAGTGGCCACATCTTTGAGATTGATGATACGCCGGGCGCAGAACGTATCCATGAATATCATAAGTCTGGTACATTCAAAGAGATTTCAGCAGATGGACAAAAAGTAACACGAATCGTTGGCGATAACTACACTATTGTTGCTGGTGATGATTATATAAACATTAAAGGTTCTTGTAATGTAACTATTGATAGTAACTGTACAACCTACGTCAAGGGTAACTGGGACGTAAAGGTTGATGGTAAATTTAACTTGACTGCAGCAGGTGAGAGTGCTATTCGGTTGAATGGTGGTGGTTCTAATGTTATTGCTGATGGTATTGGTCTTACAACCCACACGCATACTGATCCTGCTGGTGTATCAGGCAGCGAAACAAGCACAGGAAATGACGATCAGTAAAGGATACTACTATGATTCATATTTTCAAACCAAAAGTTATAGTCTCATTAAGAGTGTTTTACTACCGACCAGACTATCGCAATTTGATTCAAGAGTTTGCGTGGCAGACTGAAGACTATAGACCCAAGTATCCGAGAGTCAATAAGTTTTTAAGACATTGGCGAGAAAATATTGATGCTGTAATTGCTGATATTGAAATGGCAGAAGTTAAAAAGAGACCAAAATATAAGTCAGTAGAAGACATCTTTAGATTTTAGTATAAATAATAAAAACAAAGAGTAACTATAATGGCAGCATACAAATCAGGCGCAGTTGCGCCAGTAACAAACGAGATTGTATACAAAGACCTCGGTCTTTCGTTTACTCCACATCCGGTTACTAAAAAGTTAAATATTTTAAAGAATGAGAATGCTGTTAAAAGAGCAGTAAGAAACTTGATTCTTACAAATACGTATGAGCGAGTCTACAACCCTCTTTTTGGTGGCAACATTACTTCGTTTTTGTTTGAAAACTTTACTCCAGCTGATAAACTGGAAATGGAAAGACAGATTGAAAATGCTATTAAAATATATGAGCCACGTGCTGTTCTTTTAGAAGTAAACGTAGATGAAAGTAATGTAGATCGTAATCAATTAACAGTCAACATCTTTTTTAGACTTGTAAACCAAACAGAACCAACCCAACTAAATTTCACAGTTGAAAGAGTCCGATAATGGCAGCTAATAACGCAATCCGAGTTTCAGATATCAACTTCGATCAGATTAAGACGAACCTAAAAGAGTTCCTTTCTGACCAGAATGAGTTTTCGGACTACGACTTCGAGAGTTCAACCATGTCCGTATTGTTGGATCTACTCTCATACAATACCTATTATAATTCATTCTATCTTAACATGGTTGGAAATGAGATGTTCCTTGATTCAGCCCAGTTAAGAAACAGTGTTGTATCTCGTGCAAAACAGCTAAACTATATCCCACGCTCCGCTCGTGGTGCAAGTGCTGCTGTCGACGTTTCGATTACACCGAGTGGTAGTCCTTCATTTTATACAGTTGCAGCCAATACTCAATTTACCACTACAATTGATGGAACATCATATACGTTTGTTACTACAGAAGCAACATCATTGACTCCAGGTTCTGGTGGTTCATTTAGTGGTTCATTGAATATTGTTGAAGGTGATCCATTACAACAAAGATTCACAGCAAGTACAACAACACCAGTAAGATACATTCTACCTAATGAAAATGTTGATACAACGAGTTTCACTGTTCGTATTCAAGAGTCACTATCAAATACTTCGATTACTACTTACAATCAGAATACTGACATTTCTGTGGCAAATTCAATCTCTGAGATTTACTTTATCCAAGAAAATGAAGATAACAAATATGAAGTATACTTTGGTGATAATGTCTTTGGTAAAAAACCAAAAGATGGTAATATTGTAATCATTGACTATCGTGTTGTAAATGGTTCCACAGTAAATGGTGCTAATAACTTCTCTGGTGACTTTACTGTTACAACTACAAGTGCAGCGCAGGGTGGTGCTTTCCAAGAGTCTATTGAGTCAATTAAATACAATGCACCATTTAAGTTTCAAGCACAGGACAGACTTGTTACAGCAAATGACTATAAAAACATTATCCTTGCAGAGAATGGAGACATCCAAGCAATTAGTGTTTGGGGCGGTGAAGAAAACTCACCCCCAGTATATGGTAAAGTGTATATCAGTGTAAAGCCAACAAGTGGTTCAGTCATCTCTACTACACGTAAAAGTACTCTTGAGACAACATTAAAAGATCGTAGTATTGTATCAGTAGAGACTGAGTTCGTTGATGCTACTTATTTGTATATCAATCCAAGTATTACAGTTCGTTACAATCCACGGACAACATCTCTATCTGCCTCAGAATTAAATACTAAAGTTCAAAACTCTTTGATTCTCTTTGAGGGTACAAATCTTGGCACCTTTGATAATAAGTTTTATGTGTCTAATCTGACTGAAACCATTCGAGCAGCAGATAACAGTTTCGTGTCAGCAGACATTCCATTCACTATTGAGAAGCGTTTTGTTCCCACAACCAATGCTATCAACGCATATCAGGTCGAGTTTGGAAATGCTGTTCATCATCCACATGCGGGTCATCTTGGTGCTATCTCATCATCTGGATTTACAGTTGGTGGTGAGACAGTATATCTTGAGGACGATGGTAATGGTACGCTTCGCACATATATTCTAGTCACTGGTAATAAAGTCACACGGAACACTAATTTTGGCACAGTTGATTATGGAAGTGGTTTGATCACCATCTTCAATACGCTTATCACAGGGCAGGTTGGTAGTGCGATTTCAATCTATATGAAACCACAAGAAAGAAATATCTTTGGTTTGAGAAATCAGATTCTACTCGTATCGGGTGCTGATGTTTCGACGATTGACAACGATACAAATGCAACAACCTCTGCTGTAGGTGCAGTTGCTACAAACGGTACAACAACCACAGTATTGACTGATAATGCGATTGCTAACTATGGTGTGTCATCTGTTGCCTCACTTACAACAAGCACCTCTGGTGGCACTACTGGGACAACAACATCAACCTCTATTAGCGGTATCTCTTACTAATGGCTACAGATAAGAAAACATCAGTCCTTGTAGCGGAGCAGTTACCTGACTTCGTTCTTGAAGAGGGTCCAAAGTTACAACGGTTCATCGAAGCATACTATGAGTTCATGGAACAGAATGGTGGTGCAATTGATGGTACTAAGAACCTGTTATCCTATCAAGACATTGATACAACGACCGATAGTTTTCTGCAATACTTCCGTGAAGAGATCTACAAGAATATCCCTGATAGTGCACTAATCGACAAGCGATTGCTTGCTAAACACATTCGGGAGATGTATCGAAATAAAGGCACTGAAAAATCATACAAGTTTCTGTTTCGTGCTTTGTATAATGAGGATGTAGATTTTACATATCCTGGTGACTTCATGCTGCGGACTTCAGATGGTCGGTGGGTAAAGGAGAAGTATCTTCGTGTAAACGATATCAGTGGTAGTGCAGCAGCAAGTCTTGAAGGTCAAATTGTAACTGGTGATACGACGGGTGCATATGCTCGTGTAGAGAATGTTGACCGTGTTACTGAGTCTGGTGTCGTCATCACTGAGTTGTACCTGTCAAGCATCGTTGGTACATTTGCCAATAACGAAACGATAACGTCTAATGTAACGTCAACATCAGCAACAATCACAGTTGACTCTGGTGCAGCACTGCAAGAAAAAGAAGGTCGTTACATCGGTACTCGTGGTCAGTTAAGTTCTGACCAACGATTACAGGATAGCCTTTACTACCAAGATTACAGTTATGTTCTCCGCTCACCACAGTTTGTTGAGCGTTACAGAGAAACGGTGCTTAATCTGCTGCACCCAGGTGGTACAAAGTTATTTGGTGAGACAACAATCATTTCACCATTCAGCGTTCGGTCAAGCACTACCGATACAGCATTTGAGGTAGATGTTGAGTTTGACCTACAGACAGACCAGCAGATTGGTAATGTCCAAAGCGTTATTGTGGGACCAGACCTCAGAGGAGCAGGTCGTTTGTTTATCCCTGGTGCCAATGCTACCAATACTATTTCTAAGCTTATTGCTGAAGGTGTCAAGCATAATGTACCAGAAACGATTGCTGCTTACTCTGGTATCAAACTAAAAGACATTGGAACTGACCGATTAGTATTTGGTAACAATACCACATTCACTTCAGATGGGTTTGTATTCCCTGGTTTCGTAAAACAAAACTCATTGAACGCAAACAACTTACTTGGATTTGGTGGCACTAACTTCAATACTCTACAAGCCAATGACAAAATTGTCTTAGCAAATACTACTGGTTTCAGATCAAATATAATGAAGGTTGTATCAGTTGCTGGTGCAAGCTCTTTGATTACAAGTCCAGCAGCAACTAACACAGGGTTTCATGAATTATTTGCAAACTCCACTACTGGTGGTGTTTTAGCACTAGCGAGAGGATTAAAATTAACAGATGATGTTATCATCTTTGACACGCATGGTAGCAATGCAAATGCTCAACATGCCGTCAGCAGTTTGGGTAGTAATCTGGTTATGTCTATCTTCCCAGACTATGGTGGACCACCATTATCAAATGGCACATTTAGTTTAGTTCGCCCTGGTACGACACCAGAGATTCCTACATTTGATGTTACCATACAAAAGTTCGATTCAACGACATTTAGATTTGATCAAGTATAATAAATAGATAAAACTTAGAGGCACACAATGGCAAAACAAACGATTAATATTGGTACAGTTGCTAACGACGGGACAGGTGATTCCGTCCGTACAGGTGGTGATAAAATCAATGATAATTTCAATGAAATCTATACCGCATTTGGCGATGGGTCTTCTTTGAATGATGTGGTTACTAATGCCACATTTCAAAGCACATTGGCTAATACCAATACATATATTGCTGCTACCGCTTTAGCGGATAGACAGGCACTTGCTAATACTAACTCATTTATTAAAAGTCAATTAGCAAATACCAATCTAGCAATCGCTGATCGTCTTCAGGTTGCCAATGCTGCTGTTTATCTACAGGTTGCTAACTCTACTACATTTCTGAATAAAACAAGTGAAGTTGCTCATTCAGTTACTGCAAATGTTGCTGTTGATAGCGTTAGCGCAACATCTGGTGTACATATTTCAAATGGTGCTATTGAGGTTTATAGTGCAACTGGTAGCCCATCGTATATTGACTTTTACTGTGAAGTAAGTAATGCACATAGAACGAGAGTTCAGTCAGCAGCACATTCTGATTATTCTGGTGATGTGACTTTGACGCTTCCTGTAAATACTGGTACACTCGTTGGAACTGCCTCTAATAACGATTTCACTTCTACAAACCAAATGCGTCTTGGTGCACCAGTTAAGACTACTACAGCAAATGCATATACACTTGCTATTGCTGATGCTGGTTTCTATCATCGTCTAAACTATGCTAATACATCTGAGTCAGGTTCAACTACGGTTGGGATTACTATTCCAGCTAATTCCACAACTGCTATTCCAATCGGTTCTGAATATCTGTTCGTTCGGACTGGTTCTAACTCAGCATTCCAGTTTGCTAATGCTGCTGGTGTCGTCGTTAATAGTGATGGTGGTAAACTGCGAGTTCTGTATCAATGGCAATCTGCTGTATGTAAAAAGGTTGCTACTGATGAGTGGGATATTATCGGTAATCTAGAGTAAGGATTTGATATGTTTAATACATTAATGGGAAGATATGGTGGTGTTGCTGGAGTCGGCGGCGGTATTAAGTATTTTAAATTCGTATTACTAGGCGGTGATGGTGGCGCCACAAACTATAATGGTGTTGGTGGACGAGGCGGTGGTGGTTTAACTGAATATATTATATCTACAGAAACTATGACTGAAGAGATTATACTTGAAGCGAGAATTGTTGTGGGAGGTAATGCAAGCAACCCATCCGCTAGTTATGGTGGTTATGGTTACTTTCTAACAACATCTGTTGGTTTACCCAATGGTCCAGGAACTGGAACTTGGGCTGGTGGTCCAGATTCGCTACCACTAAAACCATCAGTTATTGCCGCTGTTGGTGGTGGAGGTGGTGAAGGCAGGGCTGATAATTTAAATTATGTTATCAATAATATTAATTCAAACATTCCATTTACAAATTTCGGACCCATTGGTGCTGGCGGTGGACCAAATGGAGGAAATGGTACAGCAAGCATTTCGCCGCCAAGTGCTTATGGTGGTTATGGGGCAACCCAAAGTTCTGGTGGAGCTGGCGGCAACAGTCCACATTTGCCATTTCCCGGAAGTGGTTCTGGTGATTTTCTAAGGGCTGGTGATGGCGACCAAGCCGGTCAGAATGGCGGCAATCATGCTGGTGGAGGTGGTGGTGGTTATTATGGAGGAGGGGGAGGAACAGCAGGGTCAGGTCCAGACGATAATAATTATGGTGGTGGAGCTGGTGGTGGATCTGGTTATGTTCAATCATCATATCCACAGTATTATAGTGGATTAACTACTCAAGCAGGAAAATCAAAGTACGTCAATCTTTCATTTCCAAATGCCGCTGCTGGTGGTGCTGGCGGTGTATTTTTAACATCAGCACCATTAGAAGCAATTATTGCTAATACTGTTACATATACAGAAATAATTGCAGGACCGGCAGATTATAAGACCTCTGTTAATGCGGGTCAACAGATTACCTTAAAATTGGGTGGAACATTCACTCAAGATTAATATAAATAATACTAACACCCATTAAAAGAGATGACAAATGCCAGGAATTATCACACATAAGTTCAGACTGAATAATGCCACTCAATTCTTTGAGTCATTCACTGAAGCAGCAAACATCAATACTCGATACTATATGTTTTTAGCAAAAGCACATGGTTGGACAGACGATGCTTCTCCACCCACGCCAACAGATACCATTTTGGGTTCTGACTATAATATCTGGCGGAATATGATCGCAGCAAAGCGTGTTACGTCAAGTGATGCTACATTTGTCGTCGCAAGGAACAACTGGACTTCTGGTCAGGTATATACTCCATATTCAGATTCAAATACATCTCTCTACACAAGTGCATTCTTTGTGGTCACTGACGATTTTAATGTTTACAAATGTATTGACAATAATAATGGGGCATTGTCAACAGTTAAACCTACATCAACGGGCACTTCAATCGTAACGACTTCTGATGGGTATCGCTGGAAGTTTATGTATAACATCTCTCCTGCTGATGTATTGAAGTTCACAACGACAAACTTCATTCCTGTCAAAGAACTCACAGCAGATGATGGCAGTCTACAGTTTGACGTTCAGGCAGCAGCATCTAATGGTGCGATTGATTACGTCGATGTAACAGCCGCTGGTTCTGGTTATCTCTATGCTGCTGGTACTTTCTCAAATGTTGACAGTTCAACTATCGTAAAACTTACCAGTGCAAGTACAACTGATGATTCGTATGTTGGTTCTACAATCTATATCAGTAGTGGTACAGGTTCAGGTCAGTTAAGAGAAATCGTTGACTACCAGGGCAATATCAATAAGGCAACTGTGAATGCTGCCTTCTCACCCATCCCAACAACAGGATCATCATATATCGTTGGTCCTAAAGTCACAATTACGGGTGATGGTTCAAGTGCACTGGCATATGCTAACGTCGCACTTCCTGCTCTTGCTTCTGCTACTGTGGGCAACACTATCAACGAAATTGTTATGATTAACACTGGCTCTAACTACAGTAAATATTCCGTTGCAATCTCTGCTAACAGTTCACATGGTACTGGTGGAACTGCTGCTGGTAGTATCGCACCATATGGTGGTCATGGTTCTAACCCAGTAAGTGAACTCGGTGCAACTGATGTTCTGCTAAACGTCCGTATGACTGGCACTGAGTCAGGCACCTTTATTACCAATAATGACTTCCGCATTGTTGGCTTGGTTAGTGATCCTGTTCTGTTCTCAGGTGCACAGGCAAACTCAACAGTTTACGACATGACAACCAAACTCACAGTAACAGGTAAGTCTGGTACATTCTCTGCCGATGAGATGATTGCCGGTTCTTCAAGTGGTGCTGCTGCTCGTTTCGTTTCATTTGCAAATACGAATGCTTCTGGTACGGCAGGTGTTATCAGTGTCACGGGATTAGATGGTACTTTTACTGCTAGTGAAACAATTACAGGTAACACCTCCACACAAACTGCTGTTGTATCGTCTATAAATAATAGAGATCTACAAGACTTTGTTGGCGACGTTCTCTATGTTGAGAATAGATTGCCAGTAAGTCGGGCAGCAGATCAGACAGAAGATATCAAACTTATCGTTAGATTTTAAGGTTTAAAAGAATGGCAATAGAGACTAATTTCAATTTATCTCCCTACTTTGATGATTTCGAAACGAGTGCAAAGTTAAAGAATTACCACAAAGTTCTTTTCAAGCCTTCACTTGCGGTTCAAACACGGGAATTAAATCAACTCCAAACTATTCTTCAAAACCAAGTCGAGCGTTTTGGAAATAACATCTATGAAGAGGGTACAATCGTCGACGGTTGTGCTTTTCAGTATGATGCTAATGTCGCATTCATCAAGCTGAGAGATAACGATGCTGGTGGTAATACTATTACCGTTACAGACTTCGATGGTGGAACTATTCAAGGTGCAACCACGGGTGTTCGTGCTAAGATTATCTCTACTGCTGCTGGTGCTGAGACTACTGCCCCAGACTACAACACATTCTTAGTCAAGTATATTGATAGTGGTACATCAAAGACAAATAAAACTTTTGGTCTGAATGAAGAGCTTGTATTTCTTCCTGCTGATGGTGGTGCTGGTCAGCGTGCCAACACTATTGCTGCTGGTGCATTTGGCTTTGGGTCAGTCTTCAATGTCGGTGGTGGTACAATCTTTTCCAAGGGTCACTTCATCAACGTTGCTTCTCAAACGCTTGTCCTAGAAAAATATTCAACCACACCTTCATATAAGGTTGGTTTCAAGGTATTAGAAAGTATCGCAACCAGTTCATCAGATACAACACTGCTTGACAATGCTGCTGGTTCATACAACGCTTCTGCTCCTGGTGCTGATCGTTTGGTTCTAACACCAACACTTACCAAGAAAGCACTATTCGATTCTTCAAACTTGTCATCTGCTAATACTGAATCATTCTTTCCAATCTTTGAGGTTGAAAGCGGTAAGGTTCGTATCGTAAGAGATGATACGGTATTCAACAGCATTGGTAGAGAACTTGCTAAGAGAACCTACGAAGAGTCTGGTAACTATCAATTAAAACAAATCAATACTCATGTAAAAGAGCATTTGAATACAGGTAGCAACTTCGGTCGTTATACTGCTGGTGAAGGTGGTGATAAGGACAAACTTGCTATTGGTATTGAGCCAGGTGTTGCTTACATTATGGGTTATCGTAACGAAACTCTCACAACAGAATTCATTGAGACAGACAAGGCAACTGATACCAAGCACGAAGTCGGTGTAAATGTCACCACAAACTTTGGTAACTATGCTATTGTAAACGAAGTCGTTGGTCCATGGGATCCAACCACAGTTCAGACCATTTCATTACGAGACACCGTTGCTACTGCTGTAACAAGTGGTAGTGTTGCGCTTGGTGCAGGTGCTGCTCCTGGTGCTGAGATTGGTACGGCTAAGGTTCGTGGTATGCAGTATGAGTCTGGTATCATGGGTCAGAAAGACGGTAAGTTCCGTTTGTATCTCTTTGATATCAACATGACTGCTTCTGGTAAGTCATTTGGCGATGTCCGTTCATTCTATGTAAATAACGCTTCAGGTCCAGATAGTTTTGCTGATGCTGTTTTAGAAACAGTCGTTATCGGTACAACAGGTGGTGGGTCAACTGCTACTACTGTCACCAAGGCAGTCATCAAAGACCCAGAGTTCAACAGAAATGTTTATTCGCTTGGTGTTCAGGCAACCAAACAACTCACGACAAACACTGGTACAATCAATGCGTTCTATCAGTTCCGTGATAAGGCAACAATCTCGTTCAACACTGCTGGTGTTGGTTCGCTTGCTATCTCTGGCGTTCATGCTGGTGGTACAGAAGAGTTTCCATATGGTGTTGGTGCGCTAAACGATACACAAAAGCGTGACTTCATCGCTGTTGCTGGTGCTACTGCACAGACTGCTAGTGTCCCTGGTCTTGTCAAGCAGGTATTCGGTGCTGTTGCTAATACTCAACAAGCAAATACGTTGGTTGGTAATAATACTACATTCCTGACAAACTTTAAGGTTGGTGATTACATCTCAGTGTCAAATACTGGCGGTCAAGGTTCCATTGTAACTCGTATCGTTGACATTGCCAGTGATACTTCTATGACAACCAATCCTGCTATTGCTACTGTAGACGATTCAACATTCCACTGTTTGGCTGCTGATGGCGGTGCAGGTACTGCTGAAGTCCACAAGATCTTCCCAACAGGTTATGTTTTTGACTTGACAGAGAACGGTACAACTGGTACAGAAAGAACGGTAACAGTTTCTTCTGGTACAGTTGCTTCAATCGATTTGAAAGAGACATTTGCCAACTCAACCAACATTACAGTTTTCTTCAATAACAAAAGAGAGACAGCAGTTGGCACTGCTAAAGCAGTTCGTAAGAGTCGGTTTGTACGATTGGATCTATCATCTCACAGCGCTGGTATTGTTGGTCCATATGGTCTTGGTGTTGCTGATGTATTCAATTTGCGTAAGGTTTATGTGGGTACAACATATTCAGTAAATAACAGAGATGTAACATCTGAGTTTAGAATCATCCGGAACTCAGACGATAACCTCTATAAGCACTCACTACTTACACTAAAAGAAGGTAGCAGTCTTGCACTTTCAACTGATGATCGTTTAGTTGTAGAGATTGACTATTTCGAGCATGATCGTTCTGGTGGTATTGGGTTCTTCTCTGTTGATTCATACTCTATTGATCCAAACGAGTCAACAGCAAATAACACAGCGATTGCTACACCACAGATTCCACGGTTCTCTTCAAAGACCTCACGAAACGTATATGACCTTCGTGACTCACTAGACTTCCGTCCAAGAGTAACATCTGCTGCGAATACAAACGTCACTACAGTTGCTGATTCAGCAGTCAACCCTGCATTGTCAACTACGGTTGATGTAGACTCAGACGGTTCATATGTACCTGTTCCTGATGAGACATTCAGTTCAGACCTTATTCACTATCTACCTCGTGTTGACCGAGTGGTTATTGGTAAAGATGGTAAGAAGAAAGTAATTAAAGGTATTGCTTCTGATAAACCATTCCCACCATTAGAACCAGCAGAGTCAATGTCTCTGTCATTGCTAAACATTCCTCCATTCCCATCACTATCACTGGAGAATGCTTACAACTTCATTGACCCACAGACTGAAGGTACTCGTGTTGATCTGGCAGTCAAAGTCAAACCATTCTTCCATCGTCGTTATACCATGGAAGACATTTCAGATATCTCAACTCGGATTGACCGCCTTGAATACTATACTGCTTTGAATGTTCTAGAGAAGGCAGCAAGAGACTTAGCAATTCCTGATGAGAATGGTCTTGATCGATTCAAGAACGGTATCTTTGTAGATGCCTTCTT